TACGACTGGCAAGTGAACCAAGATAAATGGGAAGCAGCTGTTGCTTTTGCAAGGAAAAATGGGCTGGAGTTCAAGGTCTTGAACGAGTATGATCTCGGTCTAGCGAAGAGGAAGTAATGGCGACGATTAAACAACAACAGAAAACCTCAATCGCTTGGTTTCTTTCGATGATCAAAGGTGTCAAAGGATCAGGTAAAGACCGAGCCCGAGTCGGAATCGATTCCTTCTCGCCTGCGAAAGATGCATTTCTAGGCGGGATGTTTTTCTTCAAGTACGATGCTAAGCACAAGGAGACACTCCCGTACTGGGATGCATTCCCGCTTGTGATTCCAGTGGAGATATATAAGGATGGATTTCTTGGTTTGAACCTCCATTATCTTCCGCCTGTTCTTCGAAAGCAAATCATCGACAAACTGGTCACTTACAAGAGACAAGCAGGGTCAAATCGAGCTTTCATGGCACTGTCATACCCGATGTTGAGTAGCGCAGTGAAGTCAGATCTTTTCGCACCCTGCGTTCACCGATACCTCGAGTCACATTTGCGTTCAGAATTCATCAAGGTAAATGAAGAAGCCTGGGTCAATGCAACGATGCTCCCTGTACAGAAATTTCAAGGGGCAACATCCCGTCAAGTTTGGAGTAGAAAGTGAGCAACCCAAGAAGAGAGCCAACACCAGGCAGCGTATGGGAATTTCTCTCGTACTTCAAACGCGGCGTCGGTCGCTCAAATCGATATAGAGTTGAATTCGTCCTCCCGAGGGGTATTCCCGCTGACACGGTGGGCGCGAACGGCGAGGCGAAAGAAGGGACCATCCAGCAGATGCACTCGCGTTTTAATTCAGGCCGCGGCGGCGTGAACATCAAGTGCCATACAGCGACTTTTCCTCAAAGGTCGATGTTGACAGTCGGTTTGAACCAGAACTCTGCAGAGTTCAGAGTTCCGTACTCTGCTACGTATGACCCAGTTACCTTCAGCTTCTATGCCGACAGCGAGATGGATACTCGAGACTACTTTGAAATCTGGCAGTCTTCAGTCTGCAATTTCTCGAACAACACGATGAATTTCTTGGACGAATACACGTCTGATGTCAAGATCATCGCAATGGACCAGGCGGGCCGTGACACCTATGGGGTCACGCTATTTGAGGCATGGCCATTGAATATTGGCACTATCGATATGTCTTATTCGGCGCAAGACGCCTATCAGACAACCATTGTGACGATGTCTTACAAGAGCTGGCTCCCCCAGTGGAATACGGGTGGAACCAATCGTTCAGCGCCTCCGCCAGCTCCATCGGGCGCAGGAAATGGAAACGGACCCACAGGGGGCGGTGGGTGGTGAGTCAACAGACCTTCTCAACCCACTTTTACAGGCTTTGAGGTACTTGATTTTACTATGAAAAAAATGCCCGAAAATGAAAAAACGGTAGAGATTGCCTCTACCCGCGGGTCACCCTGGACCTATCAAGGTTTTATCCTTGAAAATGTACCTGAAAAGGCAGTTGGATTCGTCTACCTTATCCGCCACACCCCCAGTGGAAAGGGGTACATCGGGAGAAAGCTCTTCTTCTTCAAAAAAGAGAAGCAGGTCAAGGGCAAGAAAAAGAAGGTCCTGGCTGAATCCGACTGGAGACAGTATTGGAGTTCGTCGGATCTGATCCAGCAGATGGTGGAGGAGCAGGGTGAATCTGCATTCACCCGCGAGATCCTACACATCGCATACAACAAAGGGAGCCTCAACTATCTAGAGGCTCGAGAGCAGATGGATCGCAGGGTATTAGAGAATCCTTCGATGTGGCTAAACAGGAATATCATGTGCAAGATTCACCTGAGTCATGTTAAACTGGATCCTCCTTCTTCAAAGACCTCAAAGAAGTGACGTTCGCCGGTAGAGGTTTCGAAAATGATGGTTCGATAGCTGGTTCGCCATAACACTCGTCGTTCAACGCACGAAGTCCCAGGCGATCAACAAGACGACCGACGTCAACGATTTTTGGAATCAAGAGATACATCAAGACTTCTTCTGGTATTCCCACCTGAGAAGATATTCGGTCTTGCGTTTGTCTTTGATCTCGGTAACTTGAATACTCGTCTCGAGTTTGTGCTTCTTCGATATCGTCTTGATTTGACGCAGGCGATTTCTGAGCTTGAACCAAGAGTCAACAATTGCTGAGCCGGCGATGACTTTATCCATCTTTCAGAGTCCAAAAAATTGATTCGGCAACCATCGACCGAATAGCAAAAGACTCGCCCCTGAGATACAGGTTCACGATTGTGTTTGCTTCCTGCATGGAAACAGGACCTTGCAGGTTACAACGCTTGATAAGGAGAATAGCGATTTCGTCGCATTCTGACATTTCAGAATCCTCTCCATTTGGACCAAGTTCCATGTGCGTAACTATGAATCTCAACGATGCTTCCGCTGGGCGACACCGCAATGAACTGAATTGGCTTCAGCGGAGTTGGGTCCTGGAAGACTTCCCAGCGATCAGCGCCTGGTGGTAACTGTAGTGTGTGAGGCGCAACATGCGCTCCTGGACAGATCGCTTCGCCAGGAACCCAGACTGTGATATTCTTTAAGGCAGTTGGTGTGGTCATGCGTGTGACTCGGGTGGGTCCTGGCCAAAGATAAGCCAGAGAAGGAATAGCAGAATCGCAATTTTGAAGATCATAGTAAGTCTCAGAGCATCCGGATTGTCATTTCAGTCTTCGGGGATGCATGCAGTTGATAGAGACGTTCGATGGCTACCAAAGCCTTGCGCGCTGCGTATATGCTCGGATAGCGAATCACCCCCATCCTCCAGCTGTACCCGGTCTCGGCGTCTGTCTTGAATATCGGACGCATGGTCAGAGGATTGATGCCTCGAAAGGGGCGCTTTCCAAGTTTGATGATGTATTCTTTCATTGAACTACTCCTCGATTTCCCAGTCTTGCTTCGGCAGAAAAAAGGTTTTTCGGTAATGCTTGATCAAATCAGGCCACTGGTCACGCTCAGCCTCTCGACCGAGTGTGTAGACGGAATTGAGCGTCTCAACTATTCCTGCTGACACATCATGATGAACGATCGCTGACGTCCTGAAGGGGATTTCGTCATCCCACGCCCAATCATTGACGAGAACACCCACGATGACGTCAACAGATCTCTGTTCCTCTTGAGGACAATTGAGCTTCATCCAAAAGTGAATGGTTCCGCCTCGTCTCTTCATAAAAACCTCGGGATGGCGCGCCTGGAGGGATTCGAACCCCCAACCGTCGGAATAGAAATCCGATGCTCTATCCAATTGAGCCACAGGCGCTCTTGGTCAGCAGTCAATTGAAGATGAATTCCACCCGTGACTATACCAAATGTCAAAGGTGGTGTCCCGAATTTCTCTGATGAGACGCTGCATCTCTGTATCCTCAGCAGGACATACACGCAGAGTCTTGAGGTTCTCGTTGATGATTCGCAAGCACTCCAGAGCCTTTGCATCTGGTTCAACGTGAATATTCATTTCAATTCTCCTCGGGGTGATTCAAGAAATATGTGGTGACGATCTGGTCTGCGATGGCCCACAGCCGCGGATCTCCGTGGCGCAACACATTCAGGATGGCACGCTTCTCCTTCATGTAAATCTTGGCAAACTTTGGATCGTGGACGCAGATGCTTTGGCTGTTGCAGATCAAGTCTGCGATCTTGATAGTGGCAGCATCAGCTGAACACTTTGCGGAATGCTGCAGATCCTTCGCCTTGCGCTCCGCGCGGTCTCCATCTTCTGGGGTGCTGACGTCAGTCAACATCTCGACCAATTCGGCGATCTTCTCACCGAAGATGGTTTGGATTGTCTCCAGTGTGACTGGAGTGTCCTCAACCACGTCGTGCAACAAGGCTGCACAGATCATGTCGTCAGAACCTTGGTATTCTCTCACCCATTCCGATACTTGAATTGGATGAATGATATATGGCTCATTGGTATACTTGCGTGTCTGACCAGAATGTGCAACGCGAGCAAACTTCAAGGCCAACTCAATTGACATATGGTTCTCCTGATTCACAGCTTATTTTAGCAGAACCATTTCGAAAAGTCAAGCACTTTCAACAGGTGTCCGTTCCCAATCCTGTGTTGGAATGTACAGCGTGGAGCGATAGTAGTTGATGAAATCCTGGCGATCCTCTTTGGATGCTTCATCACCTAGACTGTAGACGCTGTTGAGAGTCTCCACCTGCTTCGCATCGCGGTCAAGGTTTACCAGAATAGAGGTGTGAAACGGCAGTCCGCCATCCCATGCGATGTCACCTACAATCCTGCCGACCACAGCACTGACGGTCTCAGCTCCGTGGGTGCACCACTTCACTTCGATCCAGTCATGGAGCGTGCCGCCCAGGCGCTTTGGGAACTTCTCTTTCAGAGAAGTGCTCATTTCGTTTCTCCGAATACATCATCGAGGTTGACGCCGACAGCTTCGGCGATTTTGCGCAGCAGTGCGACTTTCTGGTCCATCTGGCAATCCGGCTGTCCAGTGTCCTCATCGTACTTCTTGGCCCGCTTCAGTAGTTCCTTCATCTCCTGGACATCGCGCTTGAGCTGTTCAAGCTCTTCGCGCGAAATCTTCGACATGTCGATCGACGGAAACAGGTCCTCAGGACGAACAGGGCGGTTGTCGCCCGGGAAGGGAAGCGGATAGACATCCGGATATGGAACCACCCAAGGACGAGGGTCCCATCTGTCACGGTAGTAATCAGAGATCATTGAGACTACGCACATACTAGCTCCTTTTGATGAAAAAGCGAGGAGAAACCAACCTTCTCTGGGTACACAGGTCAGCAGTCGATATCAGAAGCGTTCCAATCTTGGGCGTACCAGAGGTCGCTAGTCAGCTCACGGACGTCCCGAATGGCACTTCGAAGGTCTTCGGACTTGGGTTCGTTGCGCAGAGCTTTCAGCTGTTCTTCGATGATACGCAGACGTTCGACTTTGGTGAGATTATTCATTTTGATACCTCATGATGAAGGAAATGGTGGGGCGGCTGGGATTCGAACCCAGGACCAACGGGTTAAAAGCCCGGTGCTCTACCAACTGAGCTACCGCCCCAAGTGATTCTTAGAAGATGTCTTCAGGTGTCATTGAAGGAACTGATTGATTCTATGATCACCGTTCGCCATCTAGCCTTTCACGCAAAGAATCTGCTTCAGGATGTACTTCACCGAGACGAGGTCAGCCTGAGCTGCCATCACTGCATCGATATCCTTGTAGGCAGCCGGAGTCTCGTCGATGACGTCAATGTCCTTTCGACATTCGACACCCGCAGTCGCCTTGGCATGATCCTCGAGAGTGAAACGCTTCTTGGCTTCCGCACGCGACATCTTGCGTCCTGCGCCATGCGAACATGAGCAGAACGATTCACGGTTTCCCTCGCCTTCCACGATGAACGACTTCGCGCCCATCGATCCCGGGATGATACCCAGAACACCTTCAGCAGCACGAACCGCACCCTTGCGGGTCAACCAGACGTTTTCACCGAAATGGCGTTCCTGGGTCACGTAGTTGTGATGGCAATTGACAGCGATCTCACCGAGAGTGAATTCTTTGTGGATCACTCGGCGCACCGCCATTTCCACCGCATACATCATCAGCTGACGGTTCTGGAGAGCGTAGTTCTGCGCCCACGACACCGCCTTGACATAGTCGTTGAATCCAGTTGTACCTTCAGCGAAATAAGCGAGATCCGCATCCGGAAGGTTGATGAACCAACGACGCATCTCTTCCTTCGCGCGCTCGATGAATCGAGAACCGATTGCGTTCCCAATGCCACGCGAACCCGAATGGAGCATGATCCAGACCCGCTGGTTGGTGTCCAGACAGATCTCCACGAAGTGGTTCCCGGTTCCCAGAGTTCCGAGATGATACGGAGCGCGCTCAGCATTGCGAGCAATCTTCGGAACCATCTCCACGATTTCATCCAGGCCCGGCTTCAGCAAGGCGAACGCACGCTCGTTTTCCTTGTGCAAGGAACCGAAGGCACCACGGTCATTCTTCCCACCTTCATCGGTGCGCCCGTGCGGAACAGCCTGCTCGATTGCAGAACGAAGCGGACCCAGGTCATCCGGGAGATCGGAAGCAGTCAACGACGTCTGAACCGCCATCATGCCGCAACCGATATCGACACCCACAGCCGCCGGGATGATTGCACCCTTGGTGGCAATCACCGAACCAACAGTCGCGCCCATGCCCCAATGCACATCCGGCATTGCCGCCACATGCTTGTGGATGAACGGGAGTGAGGCGAGATTTCTCAGCTGCTGGATTGCAGCATCCTCAACCTGAACTCCACGAGTCCATGCCTTGATCGGCACGCGCTCAGTTCCAAGTACTTCGAAGCTCATGTCACCACTCCTCAATTTCGTCATCTTCGCTTCTGCGGGTGTCGATCCAGAAGTTCCCGAAGTAGAGAACTTCGAACTCAGGACCAACGGGTTAAAAGCCCGCTGCTCTAGACCGCTGAGCTACCACCCAAAGGATGTTAGGCTTTCGAGTTTCCAAGGTGCTGGGATTCCTCGTTGATCTGGGCTGCAAGGGTTTCCCAGAATTCCGACATGAACTGAAAATCAAGTTCATGGTCTTTCTTGTAGAAGGGGTCAAGATTGGTGCCTCGGATTGAATCCGCGAATTCAGGGACCACCCCGTGGAGGGCATTGAACAGCGCCTGACCTTTACGCACGCCCTTGTGAGCAATGAGCAAGTTCGCCATGCTGGCTACCTTGAAGACGATATTTTCGGGATCCATGACCACTCCATTGACTGATGTCAAAAGAATTATAGCCTATCTCGTTTCAGAAGTCAAGCACTTTTGTTGACGAGGTGGGAATCGAACCCAGGCATATCTGAATCGTCAAACAAGCTCATCTTGGCACATGTTCTCGGCGTTGAAGTTTCCGACGAACGACGGGTAGTAGTCATCCGTATTATCCGTCCCGAACTCGATCAGCAGCTTTTCAGTTGCACGATCATAGATCCGAATGGTGTTATTATTGTAGTACAAATGGCGCTGGCAATAGACCCGACGCCGTTTGAACACATTCTGGATGGTGGTTGGATCTTCTTCGACCCAGATGTTTCCGAGGCACGAACGGTACCCGTCGTCTTCATCCTCTTCAGCGCAATACAACACACCGTCGAGACGGAATCGAATACAGTTCGCCGTGCTGTCGCTGTGATAGTCAGCAGCATCCAGCCAGAACGCCCGTCCATCGAAGAAATCCAGATCAACGCTGCGCAAGCTGCTTCTTTTCATATCACGCCTCTATGATAAATCTCGATAACAATTATACCGCAACGGATTTCGAAAGTCAAGCATCAAATCACGTTCTTACTTGTTCCGCTTCACAATGAGATTGAGTTCTTGAAGGACGTGCTCGATAGCCATTTGATATAACGGCTCATTGGACTGGTTGGACAGAACCTGTCGCAGCCTTCGAATGTAATGATTCAGGTCAGCGAGGAGCAAAGGATGTTTGTCGGAATTTTTCATGAGAATATTTATCCGGAGTGGTGGTAAAAACTGCCATACATGGCGATGATGGAAAACAGTGTCCACATCACCATCAGAACCAACTTCCACGGCTTTCGTCCGTGCACCTCGTTGGAGTGGATGAGTCCAAACAGGACACCCAGCGCCCCCAGAAGATGAGACGAGAAGTGGATGAAGATCATCGCATTAGCAAAGGCTTCCATCAGTCGCCAGCCCACACGGCATCGGGCCGCATCTTCGCCAGCGCAGCAAGTTGCACCAAAGCGCGCTTTGCGTTGCCTTCCGTCGCCTTCCAATAATCGTCGTCCACGTCATCCCCAAGCTGTGCGGCTGCACCTTCCAGAAGCTGGATGCTCTCTGCACCAGACTTGCCGTAGATATTGCGGATTCCTCCGGCGCCCAGGACCCGGCAGAAGATCGCGCTGTAGTTATAGGTCACATTCAAGTGGGCACGGGTAGTTCCACCAATCGCATAGGTGCCGCCACGCATGTGGTGAGGCGCATCCAGTTCAACTGGTTCCTTTGTCACCGGGTCTATCAGTTCAATGTCGTAACTCATATCTCGCTCCGTTGTAACTCAGGCATAATAATTCATCCAAGCCGACGCCGTTCCGGCGTGGCGTAATTCAGGGGTTAGCTGTCATTGAGACCCAGCAGCAGCGTGCGGGCATCCTTGTAAGGCGCGTCATCCTTGGTCCACGGGTTGCCGCGCAGGTCGGTGTACTCGGCGTGCTTTTCAGGGTCAAACTCGACGCTGCTGGTGACGCCGCCCTGTTGGAAATACGGCGAACCGGGTCGGCATTCCAACACTTCGACCGTCGCGTCCTGATCCGGGAACTGGGCCAGCCATTCGATAAACTCTCGCACTCGCATCGTTTCCTCCTGCCGTCGCGTGACGGCTGAACTTGGTCGTTAGGCGTCAGTAGTCGCCGGTCTCGTAGTCGTCCGGCAAGGTCTCGAAGCCGTCGTCGGTCTCTCGCTTCCTGATGAAGGCGTCGCCCTCGCTACCAGTCCGCTCTTGCGAGTGCTGCGGACCGCGCTTGTACTCGTAGCGGTCAAGGCTCATTGCCAGTCGCAACGCCATTGCCGCCGTCTGGATTGCTTCCTCGCGCACGTCGGCGGCAGTCGCCTTGCCCGGCTCGTAGGTCAGTTGCAGCATAGCCTTGTTGAGTTCGCCGTATTCCTCGCCCAGCACAGCAAGTGCGTGCAGCGGGTCTGTCGGCCACGTCGGGAACTTCGCGGTCGCACGCGCAAGTTCTGCTTTCACGTCTTCAATTACTTGCATGTCGTTCTCCTGTTCTTATCGCAACGCCCGTTAGACCTCATCGTATGGAATCGCCGCAACCGTGATGCTGTTGGTCACGTTCGGGATCACGCACAACGCGGTGCCGTACAAAACCCCGTTGACTATCGCGGTATCCACGCCGCGCACCTCCAGGCTCCTTCCATCCTTGCGGATTCGCGCCTCAAACATGGTTCGCCCGTCGTCGCAGACGAAACGCACCGAGTCGCCGGCCACTTCTGCAACATCGTTCATCATCGGATGTCCTGACTCAATTCGCATTTTTGTATCCTCGCTCGTGGTCTAACAGTTCATTCAAGCCGACGCCGCTTCGCGGCTTAATTCGGGCGTTAGTGGACAAAAGAGAGGATGTTGAAGTCGGCTTTAGGAGCGCATGCTGATTGGCGGTCAGGGCTTCTCCATTGACTGCGCGTGCGCGGCGAACTGTCACAGTGGTAGCGGTGCCAACCGCATCTGTCGTTCACGTTGCCTGTGCGTTGCCGTGTTGCCAAGTCACTCCAACATCCTCTCTTTTGCCCACTAACAATTCATTCAAGCCGACGCCGCTTCGCGGCCCATGTGATTCATATTCGGGGTCTACCCACTGTTAGGCCGCAGCCAGCGCAGCTCGGTCACGCCACGCAGCCCATAGCATCCGGGTGCGCGCCGCATCGGGGCAGTAACGCCCGCCCTGCTCTGCGTCGCTCCGGTAGCCGACCCCGTCCCATGTCGAGCACAGCGGCCAGCAATGACCGCGCATCCACGCCTCAAATGCAAGGCGCTCGCCATCATTCGGCGGTGCGCCATTTACGCCCATGTCGTGTGCCGCTTCAATGCTAGGTGCTGCCATTGTTCGTTCTCCGTAGGTGTACGGAAACCATACTTGTAAACTGCTGTCATCGCGCCAGTTCGCGCCGGTCTTTCGGTCAATCGCATCGTGCGCCCATCCTTCCAATAACAGCTGTTCGCAAGCCGCCCATTGATCTTCGTCCAGCAATTCCGTCAACCGAGCGCCGAGCTTGTGCAGCGGGTGGCCCTCGGGCGGCAGTTCCAGTTCGCGGTCAGCATCAATCAGATGATCCATTTCGTTCTCCGGGCCTTCGCCCCAACAATTCATTTAAGCCGACGCCGCGAAGCGGCGTCGGCTTAACTCAGGTGTTAGGGCGCAATTCGCTCGTTGTAGTAGCGCGGGAATCCAATGCTGCGAACCCGGCGGTATAGCGTTCGCCATACCCAGCCCGTCGCAATCAGGCCGTTTGCCGTATGCGTTCGCACCGGGAGCCATGCAAAGCGAATCTCGCCCACGTTGATTTCATGCAGCAGCTCATCGATGCCTTTTTCTTTGCTTCGCGCATCCTTCATCCTGCCAACGAAGTAGCGCATGATGTTGCTATTGGTCGCTTTTACGTTGTCGCGCATTTCCTCGATTACCTCAACTCTAATTTTGTCGCTCATGTTTCCCTCGCGTGAAGATCACTTGCTTTCTTCGTTGTGCATATCAGCACTGATCCCAGGAAGAGGGAAGCCAGCCGAGCTTGTCTTCGTTACGGAAGTTGCCCGTCAGGTCGTCGATCTCACGAAGGTCGTTGTTGTGATACGACATCGCATTCTCAACACCGATACTATACGCCAGATCCATGTTATCCTCGAACAGCTTTCGAGTGGCTTCGCGGATCTTGAGCAGATGTTTCGAGTTGCACTGAGCCTTGGCGCCTATTGCATCGCGCTTCAGGTTCGAGAGTGCGCCCAGAAACTCGGTTTCTGTAGTAACAGACATGATATATCCTCAGGCAGTTTTACGGAGAGTTTCAGCAAGTTCAGAAGGAGCGCCGGCACCAGACGGGTTCGTGGGCTGGACTTCCGGGGCATAGGCGCCCAGATTGATCCAAATCGCACGAATACCACTGTGGCTATTCGACACCACCAGCCAGCGAGATCCATCTTCATGACGCACTCTCATGAAGAGATTCGAAGCCTTGGAGAAGGCATCCAGATATCCCTCATCAACAGTTGGCTTCTCACTATAGAGTCTGACCAGGCCGGCGACTGCCGCATTGACAATCGAGAGACTTTCACAGTTAAGACGCATCACTTGGCTCCCAGGCAGGTAACGTACTGAACTTCAACACGATTGAGATTCTCGAAGTAGCCCAACCACGGGGCATGTACCTTGACATGTTCGCCGTTCTGGCGTTCGTACTGAAGGCTGTTGTAGTCGTACTTGCCGTTGAGTTCCTCCTCCAGAACTTCGCACGCCTTTCCACACGCCTGCGCGAGCTCGTAATCTTCGAACAGGTCGACGGCTTCGAATTGATTGCGGTCATGACTGAACGAATCACCAGTGCCATAGTCAACCCAGACCAGCCAGTAGCCACGTCCAGGCACGACTTCAAACGGAACTGTCAAGTGGCGAAAGCCCTTCTGAACCAGATAGACACCGTTGACTGAAATGTCTGATTCGGTTTCAATACGATCCCAAGGATCATTCGGGTCGGCTTCACGGGTGACCCAATGGTACTTTTTCAAATCGACCAAAACGTGCGAGGCGCTCATAATATTTGTTCTCTAGAAGAAGTTCACTCTTCACATAAATTATAAATGAACTCTTTCGGAATGTCAAGCATTATCTTGTTGTGGAAGACCTCGGAGTGCTTAAAGCGAGTTGATAGCCGATGTAGTCAATATCCCAATATGCCACAGCACCGGCGCTGCTGGTATTACGTTTCATCATCGCGCCCAACGAGAGCAGTGACGGGATATTGGAGGTGACTGTACCCACCGAGGTTCCATTGACATAGAAAGTGGCGAGATTGGACGCTGTTACCTCTATTCGCAAACGATATTCAGTTGACGCGGCAACGGTCGAAGAACTAACTGACGTTGTTTGCGAACTATTCTTGGCAACCAATCTCCAAACATTTCCAGAGGTGGCACGGTCGTATTGGAAATACACGCCTCGACCTGTTGGACTTGAATCAGAAACGAAACCAAGATTCAGAATGTAATCGTTCAACGAGGCGCTTAACGTATTGCATCTCAATCCCATCTCAACGATGAGATGACCAATGCCGACTGGGAGTCCGTTCGACGAGGCGTTGGCATCCACGGTGAAGATTCCAGCCTCGTCATTTACGCTGTAGACACCTAGAGTCACGCAATTTCTTGTATACGTCGATCCACGAGAAGCCTGTGAGATGAGCCCGTTTCCAACCCTTTGGGCGACGAAAGGGGTTCCGTGAAGTCTGTCGCCGTCAGCCAAAGATGTGCCTGAAGGATCACCGTTACCTGTCTCAAACTCCCAGAATCCGCGCATGATATTACGACGCTGACGAATCCAATTATCAAAAACAATTGTAGCATTTTCTCGGAAGATCACATCACCGTCAGCCGCGGATTCGATTGAACTCATCACGCCTGCGCTTCCTGCAGCACGCCCGAAGATTGAGCATGCATCTCCGGCAGCCAAGTAGCTGTGAGATAACACACCAGGAGGCAGTGTCACTCCCCCTGCGTCGAGAGTAAGATTTCCTGCTACATATAGATTTCCATTGACATCGAAGGGGCCTGCAATTGCTGATCCCCATGAACCATTCCCGAGAAGTATTTTTGACGAAGAGGGCGTTCCTGTTGCGTCAATTGCACCAACAGGAACCTTTTCGAAGGACAGTGCGTCTGCTTTACGCATCAGAACTCTGTCGTTCGTGCTTGCGCTGACATCTGCAACGGGACCCGAGCTATTCGCCGATCGTCCAATGAGAGAACAAGCTCCTCCGTCAGGAAGATCCGCTTGCTCCAAAGCTCTAAATGCAATCGAGGTGCCTCCAGAGTTGCTGATGAGAACACGCCGGTTGCCAGAACACGTAACAGACGAATAATTGCCCATCGAGCTCGATGCACGGCCAATTACTCCCAACCCGGAAGCAACCGGGAGGTCGTCTAGGCTCAAAGAGTTCGCCGGGATATTGACAGCGCCACTGACATCCAGATCGCCCGACATATTGATATTCCCGTTCACTAAGACATTTCCAGTGACAGAAAGACCTTTGAACGAAGCGACGCCTGCCTCATTCACACTCATCATCTCAAAGGAGGTGTCTGTATACTTCACCCTGAAAGACGTGCCATCATATAGAAGACTGACACTTTCAGTGTTAGCAGAATTCCAGAGGACGAGTGGCTGTCCTCCTCGAAGATCAGTCGAAGCGTTTAGGAGTCTCATCCGTGTATAGTCACTCGAAGTGTATTAGTTGCTGGCGCGACCACAAACCCGAAAGTGGCCACAGTTGTGCTGGTTGAGGTAATATCACAGTACACGTGTTCGTCTGTCGAGATGTCGCGAATGCTGGCAGTGATGTCTTTTGTCCCAAGATTATGCGTCACCGCGATGTTCGTCGTCGTACCATCACCGATTGTCGTGGAGTATTTTCGTACGACTACTGCAGTGTCAATTGCCACATCATCGGCATTGACAATGATTCCGGTGCCCGCCCCGACTGCTATATCGTTCCCAGTCTTAACCAAGCCTGCTCCGGCAGTGATGTCAGCTGCGCCAGAGAATTGAGTCCAAGTGCTGGTGCTTGATCCTGGAACCCATGGAGTTGCAGAAGTTGCGGTACAGATCCAGAGTTGACCAGTTGATGTACCGGAGGTGACATACACCATCGTACCTGTCTTAATTTCACCGCTGGCATTAGCGTCTATTGCTCTTGTCGGTGCACCAGAAGCGTTGACGGTAAAGAGGCCATTTTCAGAACCAGTCGACTGACCAGCCAGCAAGATTCGATCACCCGTTGCAAGTGTCACGCCACCAGCAGAGTCACCATTTTCATATGCACTCGCAAAAGTTCCGTTGGTGGTCACCACCACTCGAACAGAATCCTTCGGAACCAATCCTTGCGCCACTGCATCGACATACGCTTTGGTGGCTGCGTCTTGTGCGGAAGTAGGATCTGTCAGATTCGTGATTCGCTGGTTGCCAAGAGAGACTGCCGCATTTGGTGCAGTGAACTCATTCAAGCGAATTGACTTGATTATCGTCTGAACGTTCGCGGTATTTGAAAGAGTCGGATTTGGATATGAACCAGACAAGTCGCCGCCGGCAGACCCATTTGGTGGCAGCGCCGTTGGAATCTGACCGAAGGCTGCCGCGTCTGTTGCCACCGTGCCGTTCGCCAGACCCGTGATTTTCTGCGAGTTGAAAGACACAGATGTAGTCGGCGCCGCCATCTGATCCAATCTCGACGTCCGCACTCTGTTGTCGAAATCGGTGATCCATGAGTGATCAAGAGTCTTCGCGACACTGACCGTTGGATCGTTTCCAGTTCCACCAATAGTGATAGTGCTATCGCCGGCGGTAACGGTCACGACGCCGGAGGCGGGCGTTGAGACTGTCTGCCATGCAGTTCCGTTATGATACTTCAGAACATTCGACGAGGTGTTGTAATACATCCAACCCGCGGCAGGACTCGAAGGGTCCGATGCCAAATTCTGGATACGAACTTTGAGAAGCTCATTCCAGTTGAAATCCATTTTTGATAGAACGACTGCCATGTCTGTGTCTCTCCTAGCTTAACGAAACTCTCCCTGAGAATGCACCTGTGAAACTAAGAACGCATTGGTTGAGTGTGATGTGTTGAACGTCCCCGACAACAACGGTCCCAGCTGAATCGATCACTGTAGCCGCAGGATACCGCCCCAGATTATGATTCACGACCCATGACGAAGATGGTACGGATTGCACGTGTAAGTAAGTCTGTGATGCATCTAACTGTGACTTGATAACAGGCTCTGACGCATCGGTAGCGGCTGGAAGATTTCGTATTCTCGAAACCGAGAGCATGTCCATGTCATTATTTACTGGCTTCGTGCTCATGTCAGACGGGCATATCCTGAATATGGGACATTCATATTCACAACAGTCTGATTCAATGATGTGTGCATCACATTAGCCTCAAACTCAACATCTGCATCATTGAATAGTGCAACATCAGGTTTGAAGCCCAGGTTGTGGTTGATGATCCACGTTCCGCTGACTGTCGATTGAGTATGGGTATATGCCTGCCTTGGATTCTGTTGAGCCAACGATTCCAATGCTGCTTCGAGGCCAGCGACCTCTGGAATTGTCGAAGGGAAGGTGAATGGTGGATCTTCAACTCCAGCCCACGGAACAGACTCTGCTTCGTCTACCACACCGTTCTCGTTTTCGTCATACACAGACTGAAACATCAATCCATGAAGACCGAATACAGGGATGATTGCTGCATCAGGATATTCGCCGGGCGGGAGAGGGAGATACGACTCATCAGAGGTATCCTTTCCATATGTTATAACGGGGGACCCGTTGCGTGATCCCTTTGTAATAACAAGCACGTTCATGATAATGATGCCAGTGCCAGAGCGCCTCCGGTGCGAAATTCCATCGGCGTACCATCGTCCCACGAGATCACGAATGCTCCCATAGAACTCGAATATGAGACGCCGTACCCGGAAGCATTGAGCTCGTCAAAGACTGTGGAGAAGAGGCTGATAATCGATGCAGCTGGAACACCAGCGAAGGCGAGGGTAATATTCTTGTTTCCGAGTACAGCAGATTTCTGTACGCTATGGCTGATCTGGTCTCGAAGAACTGAATTGCTGTAGCGTCTCAAATCAACCCCGTTTGTGAGACAGAGATATATCAGCGAAGCAGGGAACCCCGCTCCTAAGTTTGAAATCAGAGCAGGATAGGCTCGAGATATGTTCGAGACATCAAGAGAAGTCATGTTCGGCTTATCCCACGAAATCCTCAATTTTCCGTGGTCCCCATCATAGACGCACAGAAACCCTCTTTTTGTGAAATTAGATATGATCTCATACACTACTTCTGGTATCTCCTCATTCGCAAGATACTTCTCAGTAGGTGCTTCATAATAGAATTGATAAGCGACACCCGCAGTTCGAATTGCGGAATCGATCGCCGCAATTCGTCCGTCGAGATCAGAGATTACAGTCGGGAGATCGAGGCTCATGCCGCAATGACTCCAGCGGTGCGCAGACTCGAGAGGAGCGAATTCAATTGAGCAACGACATCAGTTGTGTCAACAGAGTTGGCAACCGCGGTTCCTTGCAATACACCGCCAAGTGAGGCGCTTGCTGCAGGGAGTGTGTAATTATTCGCTCCTGTCGCGACGCCGTCCAGCTTGGTTTTGTCGGCAGCTGAGAGCAATCCTGCAACGGATGTTGTCGCTTCAACTGGCGTGCCAGTCAGATCAGCATAGTCGCCTGAGGTCGCGACATCTTCAAGAACTGGTCTTCCGGTAAGGTCTGTATATGCACCCGTTGTTGAGACCGTCGCAAGAGTGTTCAATTTGGTGTAGTTTGCTGAAGACATCAGCCCAGCAATCGAGCCAGAAGCTGCCGGGATGGCAGCTAAGATCCAGTCACGGAGGATGGATATGAGTCCTCCTTTCGTTGTGGAATCCTTCCAAAGGATTACCTCTTCAGTCCCATCAAGAGAGCTGAATGATGAGCTTGTTGCGATGTCGTGGATGGTTTTTGACGGCATGACACTTCCTTATGTATAGAGTGCAGCTACATCTGCGAATATGAGTGAGTCGTTGAAAGAGTCGATATCCTTGTTTCTTCGACTCGGAGGAATTTTTCCTCGAAGGTGCTGGTAACCCTGATGAAGAACCGAATTACCAAAATTGAGATTATTCGCAGCACGTATCAAAGACCCATGCAAATCCCATGCCACTGCTCCAGAGTAGAGCGGTGAACATGGGAGTCCGTTTGTCTTTCGGGCAGCTGCCCTTTTACACCAAGCCGCTTCTGTAGAAACTAGAGCGGCTGCCGCTTGAAGTAGATCATCAATCGCAGCCATCGACGCACCAAAAGTATTATGATGCGGTATTTACCTCCGCTTCAATTTTGCTTTGAATTCGTCGACCTCACGGGCGCTCAATCCGGCTTCGATCCCACTCATCTGTTCAGTAGATTCTTCGCGAAGCATAGAACGCAATAATTTCATCTCCATTCGAGAAAAATGACACCCATCAAGCACGTAATCATCGAATGCCTCGAAGCAGATTGGAAATTTCTCCTTGGCGAGGAGGTACATAAGATTGGCCAGCTCGACAATCTCTTGTTGAGCATGAGGATCCATTCGAAGTTGAAGCATCTTGAAGAAGTTGTTCAAGTCGCATTTCCAATAAACTTCCGTGTAATTCGAAACAGGAAGGGTGATCCTCGCAAGCTCGCGTGACAAGCCGTCGTCAAGAGACTGCTCGTAGATTTGGTATGAGTTTTCGTTATGGACGCGGATCCGATCTTGTATCTGACATTGCAAATCGACAGATAGAGCGTCTCCTGATCCCTGTTTATTCGAAGAGCTTTGCGACTGAATCCGAGCTTCTGGTGGAACGTAGAAGTCGTCAACCATTTCTGAGTAGCGACCGCTATATTCATTCAAAGACGCGGTCCGGTGGCGAACAAGCTGACGCATCACGAAAATTGGAAGTTTGATGTGAAAAATGAGCTCGCCCATCTCAAGAGGACTTGTGTGGCGATGGCGGACAAGATATCGAATGAGGTTTCTCGTGTCGTTCTTCGATCTCGTACCCCGTCCATAACTCAAACGAGCAGCAGCCTCGATGCTTTCATCACTGCCCATTGAGTCAACCAGACCCACGAATCCGTGATCGAGGTACTTCCTGAACGAAGGGTTGTGAATCGTCATCGCTTGGCTTGTCATTGAATAAATACCCCTGAACGACTAAATGGAAGAGAAGATGAAGGATGAACTAGCCACCTCGGACGGACTTTTGACGACGATTCTCGAGCTCCTTCAAAATCTCAGTGCGAATGTTGAAGAATTTGGACCGAAACTCGAAGCTATCGAAACTGAGATCCAAGAGATACACACCCGTATCAACACTGTCATCGAAGAAGGGTTCCCGAGCGGAAATCTGAAGAGACATCGTCAGTGGCATCAGTCGAGACGTGGATTTCTCGCGCGCCTGTTCAATATTTAAGAAGTAACGAAATGGCTGTTGGGCTCCCTGATATTTCAATATCAATCGGAACGATTTTGGGCGGCTTGGGCGTTCTGGGCTCAGGCATTTTGTTGGCCCGGAGAAAGATTTCAAGAGACAGCGTCGAACTTTTGAAGGATAGGGCGGAGATAGACATAATACACTCCCTGATCCAACAGCGAGATGAAGCAGTCCAAGCAAAGCGCCAACTTCAGTCCGAATTGCTCAATGCTGACATTGAAAAAAAGACTGCTGTCTCAAAAGCGATCCAACTAGAACTCGAGCTAGGGCAGTTGCGGCAGAGAGTCACTATCTTGAAGCAGCTGGTCAATCGACTCTCTGCCGCATTGGATTTGACAAAGGAGCAATTGAATCAGATCGTGTTCCAACAAAAATTCAATTCTTCTCAGCCGCCAGGTAATCGCGACTGATCGTCTCGAAACTGATGACCTGAGTCTGCAATCCGAACTTGGCAACGCCAACGGACTTGAAGACCAGACCCTCTCGCTTGGTCGGGAACAGCTTGGATTCACCGTCAGCCATGGCCACGACGTCTGCCACCGTGACAGGCAGCTTGAAACGTCCCAGCCGCGGGACTTCATTGACCACGAGGTCTTTCCGCACTGCTCTAGACACATGACGGATTATAGCCAGGAATAACGCGCGCTCATCTGGAGTCAGGTATCGCTGCTCGTCACCATCCCAGACATCGAAGATATAGATGGTGTTTTCTTCGAGCTTGTAGATGTTGCCCTGAATGTTCGGACCAATCAGCACACCACGGATGGCCCAACGACCTTCCAGGTTGGCAATCACATCCAGGCCCATGCGGAAGACGGTCTTGATGAACACGTTGCCGGCATTCGACTCGTCGAGCTTCAGATCCACATTGCGAGAACAGACACCCAGGTCACCATTGTCAGTGTAGATCGTGACCGAAGAGCCTTCCAGCTTCTCTTCCACAACCCACTCCTCGACACCAGAAGCGGCGACCTCGTCGAAACAGTTCTCGACGCGCTCCTGATCTGTCTTCGGGAACCAGTTGGGCCAAGCACCGCGTGCATTACCCGCAATGCAGCCAGGGCCACCATCAGCGTTCGGGTGCGTGATGACGTCTTTGATGAAACGATAGGTGACGAGCTTGCTGTCACTCATTATTTGATCTCCTTGTAGCAGCACTGACAGCGAATGGTGGTTTCAAAGGACCCATCCTGCTGCACCTCAAACAGTGAATTTGTGAAACGATGCCCACATGAACTTTGGAAGTGAGAGCCTTGAGTATGAAGAAATTGCATCTCTTGATAAAACATACTAAGGGCGCCTTGAAGAGCGGCATCGTGGACCAAAGTTCGTGTGGCTTCAACAAACTGAATGATTTCACACATTCGGGAATGAATGTGATTCATCTGGCGCTGTGTGTCAGATTCAACTAAAGAGAATTCAGCTTTCATGATATCACCCTCGAAAGTCAAGTCTTTGTGCTTATGAATTCACGCAAGAAGGCATTCCTGGCATCCACCAATTTCATGTATGGCGTTGTTACCCACGAGTCGCTTGTCGTGTCATAGTGCATTACAGGTTTTTGATGCTTTGAGAAGAACCTCCCAACCGCCTCTCCTTTCACTATGTAATCAACATACCTGCCGCCGTTCGATTCTCTTGATATGGTTGTAAACTGTCGATTGTTGAGGCGCTTTCTCTTCTTCTCTGGGCGAACCTTGTAACTCATGTCAAACTCAGACATGTTCACAAAGTTCATACGAAGATCGCGGTATATTCCCTGCCAAAACTTCCCATGGGGGCGCTTGTCAGCAGCCACTTCAGGTTCGAAGCAGTTATAGATGTGAGGGTGTGACTCAGCATAGAATTGGATGGCGTGAGCTAATTCGTGCGTTATCAGTGCAGCGAGCCATTTCTTCCATGTCCCTCTAAACTCACCTATATCAGGCACTCGATGAAGAAACTTATACTCGACATAACGCTTGACGCAGTTTGGACCCTGTGGGATCATCCAAAGGATATTGTATGCAGTCAGATTGACGAAAGGACCGTCTTCATCCACTCCGCCCCATGAATATACACGGGTTTTCCTGAAACAAACTTTGAGTTTCGGGGCGAATTCAGGTATCGAGTATTTGACCCGAAGATGCTTGACGATCGCTTCGAATGTCTCTTTCGCGAAATCGAGCACGATCTTCTTTGAGGGATTGAGATACTCTGGTTTGAGCGCCATACACTCCGCCAGCGGATTCATTCATCACCTCTATTTACGGAGTGACAGTAAAGACCCCGGGCTGATATGGAGGGAGGCGAGCAGGTCGCTCGAACGGATATCCTCGCGGATTACATTGAACGCGGCACTCTCCTATCTCGTAATCGAATCGATTGTGCACATGACCATGAATCCAGTGTTTCAGATTCGGGTGGTCCAGCATCATCCCACTCAGATCTGAGAAGTAGCAGAGATTATCAATGTGACGATCCCTATAATGGGGATGAATCGACAATGATGACGGGGCATGGTGTGTGATCACGACACTCGGGCCCGACAGCTTCCTCAGCTGGTCGATGATGTAGACTTTCGACTGCTGATGGAAGTTGACAGAATCCCGCGGCTTGAACTTGCGGTACCCATTCAGGTTCATACGAACGCACTTGAAGTCGTTCAGGAATTGCTCGGCATTCATGAGCCCGATAGGGTTGCTCTTGCCCATGTCAGTCCACATCGTGGCCCCGATGAAATTGACTCCTCGGAACGTGATGGTCTGATTCTGGAGAACCAGGATGTTCGGATACTGCTGAAGGATCTCGCGCAGCTCATATTCCGACTTCGGAATCGAGCCGTTGTAGTACTCGTGATTGCCGGGCACATAGAGCACCAGTTCCCAGTTCTCTGAGACACGCTTCCAGAAGTCATGCATCTTGTGTGCACGCTTGATCTCAACGACATCGCCAGCCAGGATCATGACATCCGCGACTACGTCGAAGAACTCGTCATTGATTTCATGGAAGTCGAGATGGAGATCCGAAGCGAAGGCGACACGCACTTCTTCGGGATTCAACGCCACCTGATTGGTGAGCGTATGGACAGGAGGTGGGACCAATGCAGCTTCCGGGTCAAACCTGGAGTCAATGAACATGATGAAGAACTCCTGGAAAGTGGCGGGACCAGAGGGAATCGAACCCTCATCTCCGAGTGGACAGCTCGGAATTCTTGCCGTTAAACTATGGCCCCGTGATTTGATTTTCTTGACACCAATCCCAGATATTTACGAACGTGACCCGAGACTGGTTTGCGGGTGAATGAAGGCTCAGCATGTGCTGAATTGTGTCATCCACCAAGTAGACTTGCTTCTGAAGGAACAGCGGGTGACCCGAGCGCACCAGCGCACAAAGTACATCCTCCTTCTTGTAGAGGTCGAACAGGTCTTCTCGAGACGGGAACAGCCGGTGGTGCTTGAACACCTCTTGGCACCAGTCGTCCATGGACCAGATGAAACGATCTGTGAACTTGTATCCCAGCGCCTCTTCAAGTTGAGGACGCATCCTGGTGTTGAAATGCTCCTTCTCAGAAGCATTCCAGCAGGCCCAGCTCATCAACCCAACCTGAACATGACCTTCGAGATTCTCGATCGTTCGGATGAAGAGCCTACAGCCCTCAATTCCGACTTCGAGATGTTCTGCATGGTTCCAAGTGTCGATGACCGTCCGTTCGAGGTCGAGGAAAACGATGGCCATCAGCAGTCTGAACTATTCCAGCGCGAATCGATCGGCGCTTCCACTGCCGGCACCTGAATCATTGCGAGCTCTTCAGCAGACAGCATTGTGTTCAGCTTGTCGATGAGATTGTTGCGACGAGTGCGAGCCTGTTCCAGTTTCTTGAACTCAGCCTCGACTTCTTTCAAGGTCGTCTCGAGCATGATGCGAGACTCCCACTCCTGGGGAGGAGACGACTGGTTGATTGCCCAGATGAGAATCTCTCCGTAGTGCGAAAGACCTTCAACGGTGAGGACCGGCCCGAATGCAGGATTCACCTGAACTGACATCGTGATGGTGCGACCACTGACGCTCGCCTGTTTGATCACTTCCTGGAGACGACGGACGATGCCTGTCAGCTTGGCGACCATCTCTTCCTTGGTTTCAGGAACGAAAGGCGCAACGGCTGTTGAACGACGAGTCATGATGTATTACTCCACGAAGATTTTGAAAGAGCCCCACTGCCATCAGCAGTCTGAACTATTCCACCACGAATTGGATGGAGTAGATGCCCCGCTTCCAGGGTTTCGTGTAAAGGGCAAAAAAGGATTTCAGATGATGGAGATCCATCTGCTGCGGATCCGGATCGCGACGAAACTGATGCACGAAAGCCCGTGCGACTGTTTCGAGATCGTTGCTCTTGAGAACGACGGCACGGCGCTTCTTGAGGATATACATGACATCGCCTTAGTGTTGATAGTGAAACTATTGTATGACAACGAACTCTTGATGTCAAGCATTTTGTTGGTGCCCAGGAGTGGATTCGAACCACTGACCTGCGCCACAAGGACTCGAATGGGTGCGGACGGAGGATCCTAGGTCCTCTGGCATGTGAAATCCCGAAAGCCATTTTGCGCATCTTCTCCGCACATCGGGCAGCAGATGAATGCGTCGCTCGTCCACATAGATTGGTGCCCCCAGGAGGAATCGAACCTCCGACACCTGGTTCTTCAGACCAGTGCTCTACCTAACTGAGCTACAAGGGCGAAAACTCTCGTGAGTACAAATGCCTAGCAACCGTCTTTCGACGCCATCCTATGAAGGAGGTGGATCAGGCCACACTGCTAGGTCTTGAGTGGTACCCGGAGTAGGACTCGAACCTACGAATGATGGATTATCGATCCACTGCTCTACCAACTGAGCTACCCGGGTGCGTTCCTGGTAGCGAGCCTGGGAATCGAACCCAGCTCTCGAGGGTTATGAGCCCTGAATAGTCGCCAGACTACCTGCTCGCTAAAGATGATGCCGTGAGTGGATTGAGGACCTGCGAGATCCTTGCACGATTTGTTGCCGTCGCTGTTGAAAGCGCCTGGCTGGAATAGGATTGGCGGGTGCTGAGATTACACACTCGCGCAGTGACACCTTCGTTCGGATTATAGGGCCTTGCGAGCCTTTTCCCGACTTATCCACGTACCCTGCTCTTTCGAGCACAGATGCGTCTGTCACCATGGCAGCCTTTTTGAGTAGGTGGCATTCCCTACGTCGTCGCAACCTATTCGGTGCCTCGCATTCAGCCTGCCTTGCGAGCAGTTAAGGGTTCGACCCCATACTTGCAGTTCTTCACCAACTCCCTTCTGCCTTGCGAGCTTCTGAGAGCCTCCATTCACCGAGGTGTGGAGGATTATGCCATTTTCAATTGCGACCGAGTCAGGCTTTGCGTTTAAGAGGTCTTTTTGCTTAAAAGGCAAATCCTATGAACCCACTAAGGCCGAGCTGACTCGTGAGTCCATTCCCTTTTGAGGAACAGCTTCTCACCCGACCTTCTCTGGTTTTCAGCCGCTAAGCCTACAATTCCCAGTGAACTTCTCGAACCATAGGTCCGATTGTACTGCACCCCGCCTTCTCCCGCTAAGGATCTGACTACGGCGCTACCGATTCAACACCCGACAGGTCAGCTTTGCACCAGCTAGAGACTTGCGGTCCCGCATGGTTCGGCAGTTGCCCTCACCATGGTCTTCGCTGAACTGATCCCTATCTTCGCTCCATTTTAAGCCCTGAAGCCAGAGGATTCACCCCTGCGTCGTGTCGGCTTGCCTTCCAGTGACCATCTCTCGATGGCGGGGCGCTTGTGGGCGCGGATCCCATTTGGCACATTGCTGTACCTTATCTACGATCTAGCCTCTTTCGAGGGTTAGATGGTGGAGGCGATTGGCACTCAGACCCTGCAACCAGGCAGGGTTTCGTTCCTCTTCAACCTATCAGGTTCAGGCGGGAACTCATCAGTGAGATGCCTGTTCACTTCGCCAGGTCAGTGGCCACTAACCTGACTTCTAACACCCCACAAACATTCCAGGTTTCCGAGCCCCTGGCGCGTCTTAAGACCGTGGCCGCCCATCCGTCTGTGTGGTGCTTCGCTTCTTTCAATGTCTGGACATTATATAGCGTCTCAGACACCTTGTCAAGCACTTTCTTGTAACCGTTTATCTTTCGTTTAAGAACCCCGACTTGATTTCTCAGCGGTCAGGGCCGTGTTTCGAGTAGGCCCGCATCCACCTATCTCACGTCTGAGAAGAGTCCGCCTCACACGAGGTCTCTACTCTTATCGATGGACACTTCGTCATCTGCACTTTCAGGATACCCCGCGGATTAAGAGCCCGCTTCGTCCCTTACTACAGAGTACGCATTTTGGTCGGGGTGGCAGGATTTGAACCTGCGGCTTCTCGCTTCCAAAGCGAGATCTCTACCAGACTGAGTTACACCCCGTTGATCTTTGAAGTTGAATATCTACTCGAACTCCGGATTCACTGCTACCTGCACAGAGAATCCGCCGTAGTAGCCATTATGTTTGTTGTAGTTGCAGACCGTGAAGGTCCCACAAGACGTGTCGATCAAAAGGAACTCCGTTTGAACGCAACCGTATTCATCTTCCGACTCCATCGGCCCCCTTTCCTTTCGAGCATTCAAGAACTTGGATCCAATGTGATAGCACAGATCGTCGTCCGTGTTCATGTAACGGTGTTCGCAGCAGCTCTGGCCTTCATCTGAGAACTTGATCCAATCGCCATCAATGAAGAAGATGGACAGAACATCGTTCTCAACACCTAACGCAACAATCTCCTTGCCTAGGACACGGTCGTAGTTCTTGCCTGAATTGCGCCACCCGTAGAACTCTT